TCTCTGCCGGTCACGATTGTTGTTGGCATGATTTCTCCTTAGTTGGTGTAGTAGGTGCTTACTTGTAAATCGGCTGTAAGGTAACTACCTGCACCGACTTCCAATGGTTGAGGTTGATTCACATTGCCGACTTCATAACCGGACGGCATTGCGCTGATGATGTTAATCATCAATTTTTCGAGGTTGTCCAAAGCTGCCGCATTGTTCATGTATGCAACAACGCCAGTCACAGTCAGATTGACCTTAACTTTTGTTGTTGCGCCATTAATCAAAACGCTTTCCAAATAAGGCGCATCGGGAATCAAACAGATCGATGGGCTGGTCATTGTTTCTGGGATGCCGTTATACACATTGGCAGCAATTGTTGAAAGTGCTGTTTTCAATGGTGTGCGGATTGCGGATTCGATGCTCATTGACACATCGTTTCAACATCAAGAAACGGGCCTAAAAGCCCAATTACTCTATTGGAAAGGCTGCGGCCTAAAATAAATGGGCTTGGCTGAAAATTGTCTGACATGATTTGGTTCCCGGGAGCTGTAATGCTTTGAAAAATCTCAACCGCTACAACCAAAATGGCATTTTCAATGGGTGGTGTGTTCGCGTACAAAGCCGCTGCCGATCCACCGCTCAATGTTGCTGTTGCTGCCGGAATAAATGGCAGCGGATAGTCACGATCAGCGGCCGCTGTGGCAGCTGTGAAAGTGTAAGGTTCAATCCGATCATCGGTGACTGTATAAGTCGCGCTGTATGCTCCGGCCCCGGTAACAACAACAGATTGACCCGGCACAAAATAATTTGGCCGCATTGTGGTGAAATAAATGACGGAATCACTCACATTGGCAAAAGTCACCGATGATTGGTATTGCGTAAGTAAAGGCAAAATTGTCTGCTCAGCGGAATCTATGTAAGAATCCAATTGAGCATCACTATACAAAGAAACCGAGACACCAAGAATTGCTCTCAGCTGTGAGGCTGTAACGATTGCTGGCATCTCGGTTCCTTTCGTATCAGCGATGTTCGGGAGCGACCATCACCGATGATTGATTGTTTATTTATGGGAGGTTATTGAATTGTGCACCATTTGGCACTTTGGCAGCTAATGCGCCATAGCCGTAGTACAAAATGTCAATTGTTCCATCGCTGTTGATGTTGCTGCGTAGAGTGAAACGTGGAGATTCGTACCATGTGTATGAATCTGGGTTCACAACTACCATTGATGAATCGCCATCAGCTGTTGTTGTACCAGCGTTACCAAATGAGCGTGAAACATAAAGATTCAAGCCCGGTGAAACTACACCGCGCAATGAATCTCCGCGAACATTTCCAGCTGCGTTTGATGGCTGTGCTGCGTTGTATAGTGGTGCGCCATTGTCGTTGTATCCCATGATGTTTCCCCATTGTGTAGGTGAAACGATCAATGAGCGAGCAAAACCAAGTGATGCACCATAAACATTTGCGGCTGCCTTTGATGTGTATCCAAGGAATCCGGTTGCTGAATTTGCTGCCTGAGCTGTCACGCTAGTGACGGCCGCTTGCATTTGTGCCAATGCATACTCATCTGTCTCTTTTGCATAAGCAAATTCAAGGTTTTGGAGCAATGCTGTTAGGTATTCTGGACGGCTGCGGTCAATCAATTCAACTGTTGAAATTGCGCGGCCTTTGAAAGGCTGAACAGCAACAGAAAGAAATGTTGCAGATAGTGATGATTCTGTGATTGCATCGTTTTCATCGATTGGCAAAACTGTTGGAACAGCCGTTACGCGAGGCAACTCAAATGTCATACCTTCTGCAACTAAAGTTTCGCGGCTGATGCCATCGATTGTGCCACGATCAGCGTTTGCAAGTGCATTGATCACCTGTGTGCTTTGTGGTGTTGGAATCATGCCGGGTGCTGTTGATGTTGTGTTGTCAGCTGCCTTTACATACTGGCGTGAATCCTCATCGTGCAAAACGCTTGCGCGTAAGTAGTGCTCAAGGTAAGAAACCTTGTCCACAATTGGTGAGCGTGGTGCTGTGTAGTAAGCCGGGCGTGATGCTTGTACAGGTGCGACCTCTGGAGCTGCTACCGGTTCAACGGCAGGAGCTACTGGTTCGGTAGTGTTGTCCATCTTGTCTCCTTCATTTGGGTTTGTTGTCTCTGTAACTGTTTCAGTTTCAGAATCCTCTGATGCGGCTACCTCAGAAACGCGAGCTGATCGCACAGCCGGTTCAGTAACCAAAGCGACAGCTGTGAGCTGTCCATTGAGCACCTTCATGGTGCCATCTTTTTGCATTTCGTAATTGTCCACGGCTAATTCGATTGAAAATCCATCGCGTAAACCTTCCATTGCCTCAGTAAGTGCATCTGTGCCGGCTGTGGTGTTTGCAATCTTAAATGTTGCTGTCATTTCCTTGTCATTTACAGTCATGGCAATGCTCTTGCCAATTCTGCGTGTGTTGTCGTGCTCAAGGTTCAAAAAAACATCTTGTGGCTGAATCGATCCGCGAGCAAATACAACCTTGCCGGTTGATGCGTTTGCATGCTCATTGAAAGCAACGATGCGACCGCTGATTGTGCGCGAATCTGAATCCGCTGCCGTGATGTGCATTGGTGTTGTTAGCTTCATGAGATCATGTCCTCCATTTGTCGAATTTCATCGGTAGTGATCGCACCGATTTCAAATAAAATCTTGTAAATTTCTGCACGCTCTTTTTCTGATCCGCGTAAGTATGCCTTCAAATCAAATTCCACGCGCTGTGTTGATGGCGTAAAATCTGGCATCGATAAACGGCTAGAAATGCTATTCATCAGCGGGAGCAGCGAGAAATCCAACAAAGTTTGACGGGCCGTTTGAGCGTTTGCGTATGTCATGCTGGAGCCAGTTGGCGCGTCAATAAAATAAGCCGGAATACCCACGGCACGAGCTAGTTCGGTTGCAATGATTTCGCGTGCAGCATTGAGGCCGATTTGCTCTGGTGAAAATCCAACTGTTGTCAATTCAACATCAGCATTAAGAAACGCTGTGCCGCGATTTCTACGAGCTGCGCCCCATGCATCCAAAAGTTTTGCAATGCGATCAGCTGGCAATGCTGTGCCATTTGATTTCAAAACCATCGATGGCACAGGCTCTTTTGCGTACATTGCAGCTGCTCTTTCAAGCTCTGCACCAGCACGAATTGTGCGACCAGCGCGGTTTAATAAACCTTCATCGTTGCCGTAAAACACCACAAGCGATCCAACACCAGACATTGGCACGCGTGATCCGTCGACTGTGTAATACTCAATTTGAGTGCCGATTGAATTTAAGAAAACGCCAACACGATTGGGAGCAACGCGCCACATTTGGCGCACGCGACCCGTGTCAGCAAAAAGATCAATCACCTGAAAATAACTAAACCCCGTAAAAAGTAAATCTTCACATGCCCATACCCATGATGCTGCTCCTGGTACTCGCTTGTCCGGATCAGAAATCACAACAGGTTGATCGATGATTGCACCTGTGTCTTTGTCGCGTGTAATTAAAGGAATTGTGGCAATTGAATTGCAAATCATGTTTCGTGCACGAGCAATTGCTGGCACGCTCATTGCTTCCTCGCGGCTGACAATGTAATCAGCTCCACCAAATGGGAAAAATGCATCCAGCGTTGGAGCTGGCCCAATTTGTGCAGCTACATCGGCACCGCGGTCAATTGCCACAGCTTCAATGGTGCGCTTTCGATCAAATAATCCCATGAGATGATTTTCTCAAAATGTCAAGCATCAACCCACTAAAATGTCGATTTCGGTTTCTGGGCGTGTCGCAAAGTGTGTGACCAATGCTGATGCTACGGCGGCGGCCACAGCCGTACCGCTCGCACGCCTACCTATAACCCAACCACCATCACCACGCCTCAATTGCACAGCTGAAAGAATTTGCTCTGTCAGCTTTGATTGATTTCGATGTTTCAATCGCCCGGAATTGATCGCACCCAATAGTTCATCACAAGCTTGTGGATAGTCGGCATCCATGTCATGAATCGGGATACCGGCCGGCTGCATACGAGCTGCAACGGCTCCCGATGTGCGCCGCGAGTAAAGTAAATACTCAATTGGGTACTTTCGACAATATGAGGCAGCATCATTGGCGATTGCCCGATCATCAAGCTGGATGGTGTTTTCCCATGTGTGCAACAGCTTCACAACAAAGCTTTCCGATCCGAGTTTTTGGGCGGCCACCAATGCAGCATTTTTGCGATCCGGTGAAATATCAATCGCCATCCATGTGAGCTTGTCCGGATCAAGGTCAATTGATTCATCGCCACACTCTTGCCACTCTTTGGCCCCCACCACGCTGGAGATTGTTTGAACCCATCTGTTCAAAACCTCGGTCATAACTACATCGGGAGGATCGTTGAAAACAGCCCGGATATTGTCTGGGTGAATTGTTATGTTCAAGCCGGGATTGGCAAAAGCTGCATTTTCCAACGAGATTTCATCGGTCGGTGCTGACCACTCAAAATAGCCCACATCATCGCTTGCCCCACTAGCTGCGGCCAATCCTCGCTCGCGCAATTGATTTAAAACCATTGAGTGCGAATCACCGGCCGAGCTGAAACAATTGACCTGTGGATTTTTCGCGGCCATCAATGTGTACCGCATAGCTGCAAATGTTTCCATGTCATGCAATTCCCGGATTTCATCCATGTGGATGGTTTCCGGTTTTGACAATCCACGAGCTGCCGAACCACCGGCCTTGATGATGAATCGATTGCCTTTGATGGTTTGAATTTCCTCGGCTCCATGTTGCCAGCGGATGCGCTTGACCTGATTGGCCAAATCCGCGTTTTCCTCAATGATCTGCACAATGGCCCGGAATTGCTCCAGCGATGTGACCAATCGGTGAGCTGTGGAAACCTGCAATGATTCATCCCAATGGAAAAGCCCCATCATGATTCTGGCCATCATGTAAGTGCTCTTTCCATTTTGCCGGGCAACGCTGGCCACAGTTACCGGATGGAAATAGCGGCCATCGCTTTTGATTTTCAAACTGTGTTCGGCCAGCCATTTTTGCCACGGCATAAAGCCGCCCGGGATGATCTGGTCAGCGAAATCAATCAATTCAAAGCCACGCGTGGGCAAATCATTGAGCGGTGAGTGGATTCGTGGAGCTGTTACCGGCAAAAAAACCGATGTGGGCCGATCTGAGACTGTTTCAGCCGTAACCCCACCAATGATGACCTGATCATCACTAATCATGACTTATCGACTCGTTTTGGGGTACAAAGAGACCATGGAGAGTCGGCGGTGTCTTGTCCGTTTCAAAAAAACGACCACCTTTGACCAAATTGCACTTTTGACACAATTGCCTCAAATTCCATAATTCATCGCTCCCGTTAAGCCGCTTAGGTATCACATGATCAATGTGCATCTGGCCTTCAGTCTGGCCACACATCTGACAACATCCATCACGCTTGAGCACAGCTTCTCTCAGCTTACGCCAACGGCTTGTGCTTCCGCCTTTCCAGTTGCGTGACATCAATGCCACCCATGCTTTCGCCAATGTGCCAAAGCACCATTGCAAATCTTGCCTTGATACCTGTGATCGATGTATCTCAATGTCCAATCAATCATACGAAAGCCATCAAGGTTTCTGTATTTAGTGTTACGCATCTGGCCCAATCCGAAATGATTGCCATTGGGATTGATTGCCTCCACACGCCAATTTGACTCGCGTTGTATCAAGTAGTGAAAGCATTGGAATTCTTTGTAGTTCACAATCCTTGAGTGTGCATACAGTTTCAATGAATCAATTGATGGTTTTTTTGTTGCATCTTGTGTGGCCTGTGCCGGTGTTGCGCTAGCAAAACATAGCGCGGCCAATAGCACCAAGCATCGCTTGCGAGCTATCCGCCTCAGCGGCTCGCCCACGAGCATGGAGCGTACCGATGAACGCAAATACCAGTCAAGTTTGAGCGTGCTGTTGGGCGTTGCGCACAGCCTGTGGATGATGCCTGTGGATAACTTAATCATGATTTACCCCATCCAGTACCTTTGAAAATTGCACCAGTAATGCTGAAAATGCGCTCTGTTGGCACATTGCATTTGCGACACTCTGGAGCTGGTACATCGCCATCTGCATTGATGTCTCTGTTGATCCCATAAGTAGCTGTGCAAATTGAGCACTTGAATTCATAGTAAGCCATCAGCTAGTTCTCCGATCCGTGCATCATCAACAATCTTGATGCCAAATGTGCCACATCCCATGCATTGAGCAAACCACTCATGAGCTGTGAGTTCGGCACCTTTCTTGAGACCATGGCGTTGCTTTGGCTTTCCGTAAAGCTTCTTGCAGATTGAACAATCAAATTGCAGGATGTGCATAGTTGCTCCTCATAAGTGTTTCGATGGGTTGCAGGTTGATTTGTGGCACGCTCCAATTGTTTTGTGATGCGTTTCGATAGCGTGGTTTCTTGGCCACGGCCACCGGCATCCAGCCAACAATGTGCATCTTTGGTGTGTTACCGGTGACAAGCACGGCAATGTCTCGGTCATGGCGATCTGAATCCTGAATCCACAAATTGCTGTTTGGATTGGCTGACCATTTGACTTCGATGTGTTCACCGACATCGGCTTTTGATTTATCCCATGTGATGCCCGGTGTGTAGTCATAGCCCAATCGCTTTGCAACAATCAATTCAGCTGCCATTGATTCGCCCATTTGTGCCACATACTCAAACCATGACAGGTTTTTGACAATGCGTGTGCTGTGATCAGCTGATCGATCATGGCAATGTTGTATCGCTGCAATCATGCATTGCACTTCCTCAATCCGGTCAATCATCGGCAATCACCACAAAACCAAATGATGTTGTCTTGTCTGTCATAGCCTTTTTGATAGCCAAAATGATCTAACCGCTTTAGCTGCGAGCACTTGTCGCATTGCTCGATTTTGTATTCCTCAACAATTTCGCCATTGCACATTAGCTTGGCCATCATTTCTTGAGGATAGATGATCTCAACGAAGTCGCTCATACTTGTGGCTCCCATTTTCCACGGCTAGTAAAGACATACCACAGCGGATCGCATTGATCTGGCTTTTTGCCTACGCATGAGAAATTGGCCCAATCCTTGCCGGTTTTGGCCGATGTGCCGGTGCGCCAAACGCGATGGCCATGACGGCATTGCGGTGCCTCTTGTATAAGCTCTCCACCCAATTGCTTGGCAATTTCATCCATCGATGATCCTAGTGATGGGATGCCCGATTGTTCAGCTTCATCAGCTGTCTTGTAGCTTGGCACATCACCAAATTTGGTTGTCCAATAGTCATAATCTTGTGGCTTAGTTGCATCATTGACTTTGACTTGTTCCATGGTTTCTTTTGTGGCTTTTTCGGTGCCACCCATAACCAAGGCCATGACTCTCATCAAAGCTGAGGTCGTAGTATCCTCGCAAAACCAGCGTTTCATGTTCGGATTAAAAGCTTCACGATAGCCAAAAGCGTAATCAATACCGGCTGGCTCGGTTTCCTCTTGATTGCGCCATGCCTTAGCTTGTACCAGCACATAACCTTTTTCAGCATTGAATTCGATAATGTGAGCTTCAAGCCGGCCTTGTGGAAATGTCTTAAGCCATCGATCTGTTCGCTCTTTATTGCCTTCGTAATTTTCTAAAAATGCGGCCATTAGTTGTCCACCTTCTCATTGAGCTGAGAGATGTGGCGTGATACCGCCCGACCTCGTGTGTAGCCTTGTCGCTGGCCTTCCTTGAATCCGACCGAATACGACATGACAGCCCAAAAGGCTCCAGCGATCAAACACATGATCAAGATTGATAATTCATCCATTTTGTTGCTCCCGATTCTGGGAGCCGCGAATCAGCTCCCGAAATAGAGAGTGACAGGATCAGCCGACAAATTCAACAATCACGCTCAAATCATGGCGTGTCGTTACCGGATAAACGCCTTTCAATAGTTTTTTCGTATTCTGATTTGGTCTTGTCTTTCAAACCATTAGATGCTAAAACCCCACCCAATGAACCGGTGAGAAAAATTGCCAAAGTCTTGAGCAGATCGATAAAAGCTGCATCATTAGGAGCTTGTGCGCCAATTGGCTGTGTTACAAAGATCAATGCGTATGTGATGCCAAGTGTGACGATTAGAAACACAATGGATAAAACCGCGCCAATGAGAAACATCAAGCGTGCCTTGATTTCCTCTTGACTTAGACGGTCTTTATTCTTTGAAGCCATCGCCTATTAAATCCTCCGTACAGGTACCAGTCACCTTGCATTGCGGTTTCTGACACTCATCCAATTCCCAATTTTCATGCAGTTGACATGGGTATCGCACCCAACCTTGATAACCACAGGCGGTAAGGCTTAGCGAAAGGACAAAGGCCAAGCCCACCGCGAGTGATTTCCGGATCATTTCCCCGTTGAACCGAAAGCTTTGTCAGCTGGATTGAGCCAGCGCAAAATGACAGGCACAACAGCTGCCACTCCACCCATTGCCATTGCCTTAAGATCGCCACCAGCCATGTACACGGCCAATGCAGCTGCTAAGTACGAGCGACCCCATGAGGCCGCAATTGCTTTTGCTTGATCCATTATTTTTCTCCTTTTGGTCGATCCGGTAAATCACCGGAAAATGGCTCATAAATTGGTCGGCCGTAACCCACCACAAATGAGCGTGCTCCCAAAGCTCTTGATTTGACCATCACTTCTCCACCATTGCGCTGATCTCCACCGCCTGATGTGTTGCCTTCAATAGTCACAATCTGTTTTTCTGAACAGCGGATTACCAACCCAATGTGATTGATCGTAGTTTTGTCATCAATGATGAAATCAAAGAAAACAAAATCACCAATCTTTGGTGTGGTATGCCATTGCTTGGCTTTTTGAAATGAATCAGCTCCAGCTCGCGTGCTGACCACATTTGGCACTTTGACACCGGCTTGATGGGCGCACCAATTGAGAAACGAGCCGCACCATGGCAGCTTGTCGGCTTTCATAAATTTGCCGTACTTAGTCTCATTGTTGCCCGTTTCAGCTGTGCCAACCTCAGCAAGCGCAACCTGTATCAAACGCGGCAATGTGCCTTGTGGAAATGTCACGATAGCAAAAGCTTCGCTTCATCGGCTGTAATGCCTAGTCGCTCAAGTAGCGCAGCCTTAGTTGCCGCCTTGGTTTCGGCATCTGCTAACTCTTTGGCCTTGATGGTCACAATCGCTGCATCAATTTCGGATTGAGTTGGCGCATCGCCTTCTAAAACATCCCATTTGACTGTTGAATAATCATTATCGGTAAATGAAAATTCTGCCGTTGGTCGTAAAAATTTGATTGCTTTAGATAGATCAGACATTATGCACCTATTTCGATGAGAGTTATGCTAGAAATTGCTGTACCTTCTTGAAAAATCAATTGAGCCGAATCTGCGGTTGAACTCAATTTGCCTTGTGTTTTGTAAGTAGTTGCCGAAGTGGTAGCCGGTGAATCTAAATAGGTTGCATTGTTGTATCCGCCTAAAACTGAAAGGCTGGATGAACTCGCATAAAAATTTGTAGCAAACTCTTGCAAATAAACTACTGTCGCACCGCGTAAAAGTTGAGACGCGCTGTTCACACTGTCGTTATTTCTTATCGTGTAGAAGCGTTGATTGACTAAGACTAGAATTTTTGATGTTGCCAAAGTTGGTGTGATAGTTGCTGATAATCCAGAATCTGTATAACTAGTGCTAGCGATCGTAGTCGATGTGGTTGTCGTTGCTTGCACTACCTGTAACACCTTGCCGCCAGCTGGCGTTACCCAAGTGAAGTCCATGTTTGTGTTGGATGTTTTAGACAATACTTGACCAGTCGTTCCGCCTTTAAGATCAGCCAACGATGTATCGACCGCCTGACCAAATACCTCAAAATCAGCCGGCAAATCCGTGACCAAATCTGTGGCCGTTGGCATTTGCCAGTTAAAATTGCTTGTTGGATTGCTCATGTTTTCTCCTTACGCCACAATCGTGGCATTGATCCAATCCAAATTTGGATTGACTGTATTCCATGCTTCAACAATCGGCACATCGTTCCAACGCATTGCCTGTAAAGAAAATGCAATTGGTGAGACGATCATTGAAATGCTGACCTGATTGTATCTGGCCGAAAATGTCCAGCCTTCAACGAAACCCAGAAA